GGAAGAGGACTTGTCAAGGACGACACTGGGCATCATGTCAGTGGCCGCGAACAGACCTCTGCATCTGGAAGAGGACACACACGTGGATGACCTGAGACCCTTCTGGGAATCAACCATGGGTACAGGGCGGTACTACCTGTTTGACCACTGGGGTTCTACTTCTGCTGACAACCTTCTGGGACGTGTGCGGTACATGGCTAAGGCTCTGGACTGCCGTTACGTGATTCTGGACCACCTGAGTATCGTTGTTTCTTCTCAGGAGTCCGGTGACGAACGTAAGGCAATCGACGAGATCATGACTAAGCTCAGGACACTCGTGGCAGAGACAGGCATCTGCTTGTTCCTCGTGTCACACTTACGTAGGTCACAAGGACGTGCACACGAAGACGGTGCTCAGATTAGCTTAGGTGAACTCAGAGGGTCACAGGCGATTGCACAACTGTCAGACATAGTTATAGGCATGGAGCGAGATCAGCAGCATGAAAACGAAGACATCAGGAACACAACAACAGTACGTGTCCTCAAGAATCGTTACACTGGTGAAACTGGTCCTGCTTGTTGGCTTGCTTATGACCGCACAACAGGCAGACTCACCGAAGTACCTAACCCCCACGTTGGAGACGACTTTTGATTTATTTGGACTTGGAAGCCAATGGCCTGACTCCGGACACCATTTGGTGCGTAGTAACACGGGAAAATGGTGTTTCTACCGTCCATACCACTCCGGACACCCTCTTAGACGCACTGAGAAGGCCTGTGAGCGTCGTTGGGCATAACCTAATAGGATACGATATCCCTGTCCTAGAGCGTCTCTGGGGCGTCTCAGTGGCTTCTGACAGGGTCATAGATACACTGGTTTTGTCACGTTTGTATGAGCCCAGTAAGTCAGGAGGACACTCACTGAGGAACTGGGGTAATGAGCTAGGGTTCCCAAAGGGTGACCACAGTGACTGGTCGCAGTTGTCACAAGAGATGATTGACTACTGTATCAGAGACGTAGAAGTAACGGAAGCAGTACACCAGAAGTTGATACGGGAGATGACCTGCTTCTCACCTGCCAGTATTGAGCTAGAGCATAAAGTGCAAGTAGCAGTGCAGCAGCAAGAGAAAAACGGTTGGCTTCTGGATCAGTCTTTAGCAAGAGACTTATGTGCCACATTTAAGGAGAAGATGAATGACATCGAGGAGATACTACAGAAGAGGTTCCCGCCAATCGTCCATGAAAGATGGTCAGAGAAGACGGGCAAGAGGCTTAAAGACAAGGTTGAAGTTTTTAATGTGGGTTCTAGGCAGCAGATTGCGAAGAGGCTTTCGAGCCTTGGGGTTAGCTTCGACAAACTCACGGAGAAGGGCAACCCAATAGTTGACGAAGCAGTCCTAGACACCATTGATCTACCGGAAGCAAAAGTTGTGAGTGAGTACCTGATGCTACAGAAAAGATACGCACAGGTAAACTCATGGCTAGAGCACGTGCAGGAAGACGGTAGAGTCCATGGTAGAGTCATCAGCAACGGAGCAGTCACAGGACGCATGACACACCAGTCACCCAACATGGCTCAAGTACCCGCAAGTCACAGTCCTTATGGACATGAGTGTCGCTCTTGCTGGACTGTGCCTGAAGGTAAGAAGCTAGTGGGTTTTGACGCCAGTGGCCTTGAGTTGCGTATGCTGGCACACTACATGAAGGACGAGGACTACACTAATGAAATCATTAACGGTGATATCCACACAACAAATCAACGACTTGCTGGACTTGAATCAAGAAATCAGGCTAAGACTTTCATCTATGCCCTCTTATACGGAGCAGGAGATGAAAAGCTTGGATCTGTGGCTGGAGGAGGTAGAAAGACTGGCAAAAACCTTAGAGAATCTTTCCTTCATAATCTGCCATCATTCGCAGCTCTTAAGGAAAGAGTTTCAAATGCGGCAGCAAAAGGTTACCTCACAGGACTCGACGGGAGGAGACTCCTAGTCAGGTCAGAACACTCAGCGTTGAACACACTGCTACAAGCTGCAGGAGCTATTGTCATGAAGAAAGCTCTGGTGATCTTGGACGACTACGCAAAGCTATGGAAGCTGGACTACAAGATCATAGGCAATATCCATGACGAAGTGCAGACAGAAGTAGCAGAGAAAGACGCTGAGAAGTTCGGCTGGTTAGCCGTGGAATGTCTCAAGGCTGCAGGTATTGAGTTTAACTTGAGATGTCCTCTGGACGGTGAGTACAAAGTTGGAACAACATGGGCAGAGACACACTAAGGAGTAGGATATGATTTATGCGAAAGTAGACGGTAAGTACTACAAAGACAATCCAGAACGAAAGAAATTCAGAAACAACAATCGTATGTGGGTCAACGGAAGGTACATTAAACAAAACCATCCTCTACACAAGCCGGGACGATACAAGAACTTTGAACAGGCTGCCTTCAGCAGCTTAGAGAAGTACGAAAGCAGTGTCGAGGGTCAGGTGTACGTCATAACTAATCCTAACTTCCCTGACTGGGTAAAGGTGGGTATGGCTATAGACGCTGAGGACCGCCTAAATAACTACCAAACTTCTTCACCTTTTAGGGATTATGTGTTACAATATTACTATGATGTAAACAATCGAAGAGAAGCAGAATCACAGGCACACACAGAGCTGCAGAAGTCCTACGAACGTAGAGGCGAGTGGTTCAAATGCACACCGGAGGAGGCCAGAGTTGTCGTCTCTAGTACAGCGGAAGAGTACAAATGAAAAGCACTTACAACCTAGTTAGTGACATATATAAACTTGTGGAGTCCAAAGAAGTAGCAGAAGGAGTGGACATTGAAGCATGTATAGACCAGTTCGGTGAAGCCGTGAAGGTACTCATGCGTCAAGAGTTCACAGAGAAAAGGGACGACTCACGTAAGCTACGTATGTCCAACATAGGGCGTGAGGATCGATTCCTGTGGAACGTGTACAACGACGTGGACAAAGGTGAAGACATACAACCACACACTTATGTCAAGTTCCTCTATGGACACATCATTGAAGAACTACTACTGTTCCTCACAAGAGCTGCAGGTCACGAGGTGACAGACGAGCAGAAGAAGTGTGAGGTCAACGGTATCAAAGGGTCCATGGACTGCAGGATTGACGGAGTTGTGACTGACGTGAAGTCTACGTCCACCTTTGCTTTCAAGAAGTTCAAGGAAGGCACACTGGCTTATGACGATCCTTTTGGGTACGTGGCGCAGATCAAAGGATACGCGCACTCCGAAGGTGAGACCAAGTTCGGCTGGCTGGCAATGGACAAACAAAACGGACACCTAACGTACCTGCTGTACGATACAGAGGACACACAGGCTCCTATCCATGACCTAATTTCCTACGACATTGGGGAAAGGATTGAACACATAAAAAAGGTCGTAGAGCAGAAGGAACCACCAAGCGTTTGTTACGAACCTATCGCAGATGGAAAGAGTGGCAACCAGAAACTCGCTATAGGATGTTCTTACTGCTCTTACAAAAAGGAGTGTTGGCCTTCGGTCAGAGGGTTCGCATATTCATCAGGTCCACGTTATTTAGTAGAGGTACACAATGAGCCGAAGGTCCAAGAAATCGAAGTTTCGTAGTGTCTTTGAGGAACACACAGCGGAAGTACTGAAGGGTTTTGAGTACGAACCGTTTACGATTCCTTACACAATACACAGAAACTATAGACCTGACTTCGTACACATCGCTAGTAATACACTAGTTGAATGTAAGGGTTTCTTCAGGGAAGGAGACACCAAGAAGTACACGAGTGTCAGGGACAGTTTGGAAGAAGGTCAAACGCTGGTGTTTGTACTCATGAACCCAAACAAGAAAATAAGAAAAGGAGCTACGATGACGATGGCCCAATGGTGCGACAAGGAAGGACTTGCGTGGTACACTTTAGACACAGTAGAGGAGTTGATGAAAGATGTCTCTAACTATGGAAGAAATTAAGGAACGACTGCTACGTGCCTACGATCCTGACGACTTTCTGGAAAGTTTAGAAATAACTTCAGAGGAAATACTGGACAGGTTTGAAGACAAGTTAATCAACAGACTAGAAAAGTTTGCAGAGGAGTTAGAAGGTGAAGAGGAGAACGAAGATGAGTATTGACATAGCGACACCAGAGGAGTGGAACAAGGTCAAAACTGTCGATCTTGTGGAGAAACCTCCTCATTACAACCAAGGCGGTATCGAGGCTATCGAAGCAATCAAAGCAAGTATGCCTAGAGAAGACTTCCACGGCTACCTCAAAGGTAATGCACTGAAGTACTTATGGCGCTACCACTACAAAGGAAAACCCGTAGAGGACCTTCGTAAGTGCAAGTGGTACGTAGACAGACTCATACAGGAACTTATCTAATGAAAGTAATCGAGGGAAACTTTAATGGCAAAGAAGAAAAGATACCTGTACCTAAAGTATTTGACGCAATTCTGTCAGTGGAGAAACTAGAGGACTACAAAGACGCCTTTTGTATAATCAAGTCTGAGGACTTTGTAGTAGTCTCGACTAATATGGACACACTAGATCTTTATTTTGTGTTGGACCAGCTTAAGATGTCACTATTAACCGGAGGAGAATACGAATTATAATGGACGCATATCAAGAATACATACACAAGAGCCGCTACGCACGTTACTTACCAGAGGAGCAGCGTAGGGAAACATGGAAGGAAACTGTGGACCGCTACTTAGACTTCTGGGTCAGTAAGGAGAAGCTGACAACAAAGGAAGCCAAGAGTCTATTCGACGGTATCTACAATCTGGACGTAATGCCCAGCATGAGGGCACTGATGACTGCAGGGGAAGCTCTGGACAGGGACAATGTAGCTGGGTTTAACTGCTCCTATCTGCCTATAGACCACCCTAAAGCCTTTGACGAAATGATGTACGTACTTATGTGTGGCACTGGAGTGGGCTTCAGCGTTGAACGTCAGTACATCACTAAACTACCAGAGGTTGCGGAAAAGTTCCATGACACAGATACCATTATACACGTCGCTGACAGCAAAATTGGATGGGCTAAAGCGTACCGGGAGCTTATCGCAATGCTCTTTAGTGGTCAAGTACCCAAGTGGGACGTATCTGGAGTTAGACCTGCAGGGTCAGCCCTTAAAACCTTCGGAGGTAGAGCGTCTGGTCCAGAACCTCTTGTTGACCTGTTTAACTTCACCGTTGACGTCTTTCGAACCGCTGCTGGAAGAAAGCTTAGTTCCATCGAGTGTCACGATCTCTGCTGTAAGATTGCACAAATCGTTGTCGTTGGAGGAGTCAGACGTAGCGCCCTCATCAGTCTCAGTAATCTTACCGACGACAGGATAAGACGAGCTAAGTCAGGGCAGTGGTGGGTAGATAATCCTCAGCGTGGCTTGGCTAACAACTCAGCTTGCTACACAGAGAAGCCTGACTTTGAAGCCTTTTTAAACGAGTGGAAGTCTCTGTACGAGTCACGGTCAGGCGAAAGAGGTGTCTTTAGTCGTGTCGCAAGTCAACGTCAGGCAGAGAAGAATGGCCGTAGAGACGCCAGCTTTGACTTCGGTACTAACCCGTGTTCAGAGATCATCCTACGTCCGTACCAGTTCTGTAACCTGTCTGAAGTAGTAGTCAGAGCAGAGGACACACTGGACACTCTACGTGCAAAGGTGAGGTCTGCAGCCGTCTTAGGGACGCTACAGGCGACTCTGACTGACTTCAGGTACTTACGTAAGATCTGGAAGGACAACACGGAAGAGGAAGCGTTACTAGGTGTATCACTAACAGGAATCATGGACCATCCAGTTATGTCAGGGAGGAAGAGTCGTGCAGAACTACAGGAGTGGCTCACGGAGCTTAAGAAAGAGGCTATTAAAACTAACCGCACTTGGGCTTTACGGCTTGGCATCAATGTTAGCACTGCCATCACTGCTGTTAAGCCTTCCGGTACTGTGTCTCAGTTGGTGGACAGCGCGTCTGGCATACACCCTAGATACTCAGAGCAGTACATACGACGAGTAAGGGCAGACGCAAGAGACCCTCTGTGTGCTGTCCTAGAGGCCGCTGGAGTGCCTGTGGAGATAGACGTGACTTCTGCTACTACTAAGGTCTTCTCGTTCCCCATAAAGTCTCCTAAGAAGGCTGTAGTAGCGACTGACATGGGAGCCATGGAGCAGCTTGAGTTATGGGAGTTGTATCAGGACTACTGGTGTGAGCACAAGCCTTCCATGACTTGCTACTACAGAGACGATGAGTTCCTAGAGGTGGGTCAGTGGTTGTACAACAAGTTCGACAAGGTTAGTGGCATAAGCTTCCTACCTTACTCAGAACATACGTACCAGCAAGCACCCTATGAGCCTGTGGACCTAGAGACGTACCAGAAGCTAGTCAAGGAGTTTCCAAAGACTATCGAGTGGGACATTGTTGAGGAAACAGACATGACCGAAGGGTCACAACAGTTGGCCTGTGTTGGCAACAGTTGTGAGATCTAGAGTTGGGGCCTAGCGCCCCATTTCTTCTCCTTGTGTTTGTCCCATGACAGCAGCAGAGGCAGCGGCGGTTAGCATACCTCGTTGTCTTTGTTGTTCCGCTTTTAGAACTGCTTCACTAGGCTGGAAGTCTACCATCTCGTCTATTACTTGACCATAGGTTCTTTTGTCACTCTTTCCTTTAGGATGGACGTACTGCATACCTTCGTCTACTCCTCTTAAATCACGAACCATAGGAGGAGTTACGGCTATTAATCTATTAGGAATAAGGTGTTTCATAGCCCTTAACGTAGGAATAGCACCTCCGGTTTTCTTCTGTATTTTACCAGCAATTCCTTCAAACAGGTTATGCTCGTCTGACATAACACCTATTAGTTTACCGTCTGTTGTTACTTTGACTAAGTAGTTGATACCGCCTTCCGTTATGGCAGAACCCGGACGAGATCCAGTTATCCAGACTCCTCCGTCTGCTGCTTGACCTTTGACAGAGAATTTTAGTTTTTCTGTTTTTAAAGACTGTGACTGAGCAGCAGCAGCGTTAAGTTTTGAAAACAGCTCGTCAGGAGAAACACTACCTCTGTCTTTAAAAATACGAGAGGCGCTACTAACGTAAGGAGCGTGTACCAACACGTCCATGTGGTGTCTTCCGGTGGTAGCTTTACCTGCTCCGGGGTTCTTGATTGCTAATATAGGACTTTCGGAGTCCTTAAAAGAAACGTCACGTCCTCCCAACTTCATCGAAGGTTCTGTCCATATTGTACTAAAGTGGTCTTCAATGAAGTCTAAATCTTCATTAGACATCCTAATTGGCATCTTCTTTTTTTGACCGGCTTCGTCTATAGGGTAAGGCTTCAGTTTGTTTGCTTTGATTGTGTCGGCGTAAGCTCCGGGATAGTAGTCCATTGTTTCTGCTACGTCTGATCGTCTCATAATCTCGTCAAGAAGATCAGAACCTCCTTGTCTCCCTGCTTGGGCCTGTATTCTTCCTAAGTACTGGGCTTGAGCTACTGCTCTAGGATCTCCAGCCTCTAAAGACTGACTTCCGGGTTTTTTCATTCCTTGTAGAAAAGGTAAGTCGTATATAGAAGACCGTAGTTTACTTCCTGCTCCTTCTCTAGCTTTTTGCATTATTTTTTGAGAAGAAGTAGTTAGACCCTGCTCTCTGTATTTAGCCCTAGAAGCAGGAGAAGCCATGTCTCTAACAGTCCCTACTATTTGGTCAGGAACCCAAGCCGCAACTGAGGCTGACTTGTTTGTCCCGTAGTAGCCCGGAATTACGTTATTGGCAGAACTAAGCAACATTCCTTTACCGGAGTCTGCTCCAGTGAGTTCGTCCACACGTCTTCCTGCTTTTGCTGCTGTTGTAATACCTCTTACAAAAGGAACAGCCTCAGCTACAGACAAACCAGCAGACAAGTCTCTTGCTTGCTCAGGGTACTGTTGAGCTAACTCCATGGCGTACTGAGCTGGAGCAGTTCCCATTATTGCTTCTCCCACGTACTGCTCAACTTCATCAGGGATTAAATAATCAGTAACTGTTCCCACTACATTTCCTAAAGTAGCGTCTACTGTGTTTCCTGCGGTCCTTAAGCCGTACTGTAGAGGATTGATTTCTCCTCTAGCGTACATTTGACTTTCTTGGTCTTGCCTGTCAATAGCAGTTTGAAAGTTTCTTCTTATGTCTTCCAGCATGCCCATATTATTCTAATCCTTGTTTTGCTACTTCAGACAGATAACTAACCATTTCGTTCTTTTCCTCGTCCGTCATCGAGTAAAAAACGTCAGACACTAGGAGCTGTACTGCAACCGAAGCTGCTTCAACACCACCTACGTTTTTACCGTTTAGCGCAATGAGCCTATTTACATAAGCTGGGTTGGTGACAATCTTAGAAAAAACATGGGGTATAAACAGGGCTGCTGCACCACCAGCTAGTACAGGAGCAGGAGACACAAAACCAGCCGCTGCTGCGCCACCTGCAGTCATCCCTGAAGCAAGCTGACCAGCTATGCCTCGTATACCTCCAGCTTCCGCACTACGTAACATAAGGACACCAAAGTCTCCCGAAGCTGAGTCAGAGGCTTCCAAGACAATGTTCATAACCTGTTTAAAACGAGGATAGTCTTTGCCTAAGATGTACTTGTACTTCTTGCTTTCTGCAGGTATTTCTAACCTGTTGGCTAAAGACTTTAAGTCAGTGATTAAAAACTTTTCGTTAAACACGGAAGAAATTCTTGAAGACAAGAAACCTCTTTTGAACAGCTCGTCTATTTCTGCTGCTGATTCAAAAGGCAAGGCTACTTTAGGGTCTTTAGAAGCTTCTGCGTAAGCTTTTTGTAAACTACCTCTTAAAGCCTGTATTTGATTCAAGTTGGTGGCTCTAGCCGCTAAGTTTCCTAAGCCTAGGTAGCTTCCTTGTTTAGCAGAAGTTATAAATGTCTTATTTATCCTAGGGAACAAGGCGTTTATGCCTTCTCCGTAAGCTCCTTTAAGTCCTCTGTAGGCTTCTGCTGCGTCAGGGTTGATTTCTTTCATAGCGTTGTATATTGCCTCACGCATTTCTGAAGCAACGTCAGACAACTCTGCCTGAACAACGGCGTTTCGTTCAGCACCTTCGGGACCAAACTTAGCACTGACACGTTGAGTAAATGCCCTGTCTAAAGTAATTAACTCGTTTACCGGGAAAGTACCTTCTGGTAATTTTTTAAGCCGTAGTAGTTGTTCGTTGATAAACGCAATAGACTCAGGACTCAACTCATCTACAGCTTCTCCTTTCTTGCCTCTAATGTATTTGTTAAGAGGAGCTAGTATTTTAAAAGCATTGACTCTCTGTCCAATACCTGTACCTAGCTGTCCTTTTAGATCATCAAGACCTTTAAGGTACGTTTGTTGTACTGCGTCTTCTCCTGCTCTGATTAGAGAGTAGAAAGCTTCTCCCATTGCGTAAGGATCTGCTTCCATTCCCGGAGCATTTCTGTTGATTATAGTAGTAAGCTCGTCTTGAACAACGTCATTCACAGCCCTTAAGTTGTCTTCCATGGTCTGTCTGGAGATTAAACCTGCTGAGGCTACTCGCTCTCTAAAGTCGTCTAAGCCCTTACCACGGACCTGAGAAGGCAATAGAGTTGCTCCTCCTTCCGTTAGAATAGCTTGAGAAGCCTGTAGAGACTCTTTGCTTCCTGCTCCGTAAGCGCCCTCTACAATTTCTCTGGCGGTCTGTTCAGCACTTAAGCCTAACTTATGTTTAGCAGCGTAGTACATAGGTTTTACTTTTGAGGCTATACCTAAAGTAGCTAAATCAAAACCCATAGACCACAAAGCGTTTTCAACAGCTTTAGAATAAGCGTCTATGTCTTCAGCTTCTTTAAACTGAGTTTCAGACACTACAGTACCTGCGCCTGTTCCAAGAGCACCTCCAGCAATACCACCGACTACAGCACCGGGAGGTCCTGCCAAAGCCATACCAAGACCAGCACCCGCTAAACCACCTGCCATGCCAGCAGGAACGTCTAAGTTTTTCTGAAGCCACGTAGGACCTTCGGGTTCTTCTACTTCAGGCTCACCAAGATTTGGGCTCTGTGCTCGATGCTGTTGAAGTCTTTTTTGAAAAGGAGTTAAAGTTCCTGTTTCTTTTTCTTCCTGTTGTTGTCTGTATAGCGCAAGTCGTTCTTCAAAAGTAGCCATTTAGTACATACCTCGCAGCTCTTGTACAGTTACCTCGCCTCTCTGGAAAGCCTCCATAGCTTCTTGCCTTTCTGCTTCAGGTATAAAACTAAGGTCTGGCTGCGTTAGAGATCTTTGGTAAGAAGCAAGGTCCTCAGCAGTTGCTAAAGCCATACCGTCTCGCATTAAATCTTCTGCCTGTTCTAATAAAACTTTCAACCTTCCTAAGTTACTCTCGCCACTGGCTTGATAGTTTCCTATCTGCTCGATCAAAAACTTACGTTCTCCCTCAGAAATAGCACCAGTAAAGCTTTCTAAACGGGCTAAAACAATGTCTCCAAGTCGAGTCTCAAACTCACCAATGTCTTTAGGTGTTTTTCCTAAGAAATCAGTCAAACCTCTGGACATTCTTCGGACAAAACCACCAGTCGTGACGTCACCGGACTCTAGCAAATCAATCGCTTCTCTTACGTTTTTTGCAGATCGTCGTAAAGAAGGAAGTTCAACAATGGCTTTTACCTGTGCTTTTCTAAAGTCTGTTTCTCCTACGTTTCCCGGCCTGTCAAAAGCACCTGCTCCGGTTGTCCCTGAAACAATGGTCAATGCACCAACTGGTTCTTGAGGAGAACCCGGAAAAGGAAGGATAACTTCTCTGCCTCTACCTCGTTTATCATATTGAGAAGCTCGTGTAAATAAGTTTCCTTGGCTGTCCCGTATAACAACCTCACCTTTTGTTGTTCTGTCTCCGCTGGTTTTGGTAAAGTTTTCATATATTGCAGTAGCTTGGTCCATAGGAACTTCGTAAGCTCTCGCAATCCTGAAAAAACCTTCACGGGCTTTAGGATCACTCATCTGCATACCACGAGCAGACGCAAAAGTTGCTAAGGCTTGTTTACCCTTGTCTATTTGTCTGGCCTGAGCTAAACCTTGTGCTTCCATAGCTTGTTCAATAAGACCTTGTTGGGCAAGTGTTCCTGCTCCTTGTCTCATTCTTGAAGGAACACCGCTTAACAACGCCTGACCTGCTGAAACTCTTTTAGCCTTCTCTGAAGCTTCTCTGGAAGCCTGAGTAAACTGCTGTGCTTCTCTTTGGTAACCAGCAGCAGCCAACTGTTGACCAATGCTGGCTAAAGCAGCAGCGTCTCCAGAAGCCATTGCTTGTTGCCCTTGTTGCATCAACTGGTTAAATTGTTGCTGCTTTTGTTGCTCCCTGCGTTGACCCGGCAGACCACCAATAGCCTGACCTAAGCCAAACAAGCTTTCTGCCATCTGAGGTCTACCTAGGCTTGACAAAAACCCTTGTGAAAATTGAGCCATTATGTGTTCTCCTTATTAACTAAACAAGCCGCCAAGTGCTGCACTAGCGATGTTACCACCGACACCTCCAGCAATGCTAGCTTGTCCCAAGCCAGCTTGTAGCAGTGCTTCTAAGCCTGAAACATAGGTCTGACCATAAGTTCCTGCCTGTTCCGACATAGCTTGTCTCTGACGTTCTGCAGCAGTCATACCGGGCTGCAATGCGTTAAGCAACTGTGCCTGTGGTACGTAACCAGCAGCCATCATTCCTGACATATTAGCCAGATCTGCTCTTTGTAGTTCTCTAGGAGTCATTCTAGCTTGAGTACCCATGCCAAACATACCGGAAGCAAGGTTTTGTAAATTAGCAGCTCTTTCAAGGGCAAGTTGTTGTTCAGCGCCTGACTGTTGTATAGCCAGAAGAGACGCTTGGTTTTGAGCCTCTGCTTGAGCTTTAGCCCTTGCTAGTTGTTCAGGTGTACCACCAAACTGCGCTGTACGTACACCTGAGCGTCCCTGAGCCGCCAAACGCTGCTCTAGTGCTAAACGTTCGCGTTCTTCTTCAGGAGACTGTAAAGCCCTAAGCTGTCCATAGACTTGTTCTTCTCTTGCTGCTCTGTCCATAGCTCCAGCATCCATAGCAGCTTGTTGTGCTTGTGTAAGCATACCGCCAACACCGCCGTAAGCTTGTTTAGCTAGTTCTTCATACATGGGATCGTAAGGAGCAGCAGCCTGTTGTGCTAACTGACCTGCGCCGCCGAACAAAGTTTGTTGCATGGCTTGTTCTTGAGGAGAAGTAGCTAGTTGGTAAGTCATCTGACCCGTAACAGGATCTTGTGTCATGCCAAACTGACCACCAGTAGCAGAAGTCACGGTGTACGGTTGGAACTCCAGCATACCTGAAAGCTTGTCAGCTAAACCTCCTTCTCCTGCTAATCCTTCAAAAGCACGTTCACCAATAGCTCCTACATCGCTGTACCCTTTTTCAGCAAGAGCTAAACCAGCAGTCCCTAAACCTAAAGCAGCAGCAGTGTTGACAGCGTTGCCTTCTCCTCCAATGGCTTCTAAAATTTCTTCAAGAGTCATTAGTAAGTCCCTCCGTTAATCGTTCCTGTAGCTAACGTACCTGTAAAAGTCAAGGCAGGTATTGTGACAGTCCCTGTGAACGTAGGTCCAGCAGTGTCTGCCTTTGTAGCTATTGCAGTTGCAATATTATCAAACTCAGTTTCAAACTCAGTTCCCTTAATGACTTTGTTAGGATCTCCAGAAGACAAAGTGTCTTTTGAAGCAAAGTCCGTTACTTT